TTATTTAGCTTCCGGCTCGTCTTTTACTTTGCCACCGGCAAACATATAAGGATTTACATAGCCGGCGTATGTTTCAGGTATAAAATCGTCCGGTTGAGCTTTGACTAATTCGGCTAACGCCCATTGATACGGAATTTGATCCCACGCAGGCACAGCTTGAATAGTAAAAGTATTAACGGATAACGATTCTTTCCCCTCGTCTTTTTTAGTTTTTGACACGTAAGAGCCAATTGTCACAAATGTGCTGCTATTTACATAGTCCACTTGTAAACCGGTTACGACGTGATATGTAGCTAATGCGCCAGTGCGTTGGCATTCTGTTTGTTTTTCAATGAATTTCATAAGTTTTTCCTTATTTTAGCTAATAAAAAAGCCCGCTTTGCGGGCCGTATAAATTAATTGTGTCCACCTGTTCCAATACAATTTTTGCCTGGCTGTATATCTTGTGGCGATAATTGATAACAAAACACTGGTTTAGTTGTATAGTCAATAGGATATTGAGTTGAACAAGCAGATAATAAACTTGTTACTAATAGAGTAAAAATTAATTTATTCATAATAAATTACCTTTTGTGATTTAACAGATTGCAATAATTGGTATATCCGGGCAATAAACTTCCCCCGAGCCAGATACTGAAGATGTATAATTAATTGTAGTTGCTGTATTAGCATTTACAACAAAAAAACCAGACAGAAAGACTGTTCCGGATGCGCCACTCCCTCTTTGCGACCCGCTCCCTGATATACTACCACCAGCCGAACTTGTGATTGTAATCGAGGCCGACGCCTGAATAGTTGCAGCTGCACTACCAGCAGCTGAATTTACTCTGAGCTCGCAAAAACAAGCAGGAACAATAATAATTCGCTTTTTACCAAAAGCCGGTATTGTTAAAGACTTACCATGCTGCAATGTGAATGCTTGAGCAGTATCATCAATAAGATTCTTCGCATAAATCTTACCACTAAACGTACCACTAGCCGCAGATATATCCCCTTTAAATGTCCCAGTTGCCCCACTAAGGTCGCCACTAAAAGTTCCTTTTTTTGCCGTAACATTACCGCTACTATCAACAATAAAATTGCCGTTGCCAATATTCAGGCTGCCACCTTCAATCACCGGAGAACTGATACGTTGATTCGCCATAATATGATCACCACGAATCGTATTTGCGATAATACTACCGCCGTGGACTGGACCAGCTCCGGCATTTGACCAAGGGCTAGGCTCGGTACTGCTAGCATTACACTCTTCAAGCATTGGTCGTCTAATAATAAACATTGGACTATCTTGACCGTTTTGCCCCCAAGTGTTAATAATTAAACGATAATTGGTTTCAGCAGAATTGGTGGCATTTGTTTTAAAAATAAGCCAGATCCGATACCAATTTTCAACACCTGTCTCTTTTGTATTATCAGGGAAACCTCCTGTACGCCCTCTACCACTCCAACTTTTATGAATAATCTGTATTCCACCACCTTCAATGTTTAAATCGACATAACTTCTATGACCACCTGTATAAACTGAAAAACAATAATACGTGTTAGGCGTTAATTTCATATCTTGATACAAACCACCTAATCTCACGTCCCCTGTAATTGATTTACGAATATGTTGTAATCTAAATTGATTTTCTGTCGGCAAATACGCACCTGATTGATATACTCCGGTATTAGCATTAAAACTATAACCAGCATTATCAATATTTGCTGTGTCAACATAATACGTCCAGCCGTGACCGTTATTAGCAAAGATCGGGTTATAAAGTAGATTTTCTCCAGCTCCACCCGATAATTTATCCCGAGTCACCGATCCAGCAACCACAAGATCACCACGAATCCCAACTTGACCATTTGCAACGCTAAACACTGGCTTAACTTTACCATCATTCGCATTAGCAACAATGCCGAACTTATCCGCCATAACAATAACGGAAGATTCTGTTGTTACGCCATCCGACTCAGCCCCCAAAGCAATACCGGCGATAGCCATTCTACCACCATTAATCACTTGCGTTTTTAGCGTATGCGTAGCAGATAACTTACCGCTGACATCCGATACCGCTTTACTCACTTGTGATACTTGCGATTTAGCATCATTAACCGATGCTGTGACAGTATCAATACGTGAGCCTAGTGCTTGATTCGCCGTTGTTAGCGTTTGCTGGACACTATCAACTTTTGATGAGATGGAGTTAATAGCACTATCTGCATCTTCCGGAGCTGGTGTCCAGTCCGTTGCAACATTGCCGATTTCAAGCTTCATTCTGCGTAGAGCAAAACTTGAATTGGCTGTAACCGTTTCCCAATAGATAATCCAGTTATTATGCTTCTCATTCAATGAATCAACAGTAAACGTAAAAGTAAAACGTTCCCACTTATCTACATTGGGAAGCGTAAAATATTTTGCAATATTTCGACTACCACCCTGATAGTATTCACGAGCAAAAAAACGAATTAAATTCGTCGCGGTAGAATTGCCTTTAGCTTCAAATGAAATGGTATAAGTCTTACCTGCCTCCAGTTCAATTAGAGGATTCGCAGTTCCTTCTTGACGATATCCCGTCCATTGGTCTTCTTTGGCTTTGATAAGCAACTCATCATCTGAGCGAGGCGATTCTGTTTCTGTTTGTGTACTGGATTTATAAAATTTCCAGAATTTGCTATCTGTTAATTTTTGTGTAAATCGTAATAAATTACGACCGCCTACACTGATTGCATCCACTTTAGCTTGCGCATCCGCTTGCCAAACTGCTTGTAAAGACTGCTGCGCTAAACTAGCGACTTCGGTCTTACTCGCTTTAGTCGATTGTATGTTGCTAATGCTTGACTCGGCACTTGCTACACGGCTTGTAACGGATGTGATTCGGTCAGCGTTTGCTTTGTCAGCATCTGCTCGGGCGGTCTGCTCTTGTGTAATTTTTGCATTCAAATCAGTCTGTGCTTTTGTTAAATTTGCACTTAATTGATTCAATTGCGTAGCAGTCGATGACTGATTATCACTTACTGCTTTTTCAACTCGTGATATTCCGCTTTCGGTATTCGCTAAGCGAGTAGTTAAGCCGTTAATCTGCTGAGAGGTTGCTTGCTCTTTGGTCGCTTGTGTTTGTTTGTAACTCGTCAAGTCTGCTGATACAGCACTAATAGCACTATCAGCTTCTTCCGGTGCCGGTGTCCAGTCGGTGGCGACTGTGCCTAGCTCAAGCTTGATCTTGCGAACTTTTAAAACATTGTCGCCTAGCAACGCTGACGGATTTAGCAATAACCGAGTGCCTTTGTATAACTCAGGCTTGTTTGCTGATATGGTCCTTGTGACGGAGTATTTAACCCATGTTTCAGATTTAGCAATCGCCAATCCCGAATTAATACCATCCACACGACTACCAGAGGTCACGTCAAATGCTAACGCAAAATAAATTGATGTATCTATGGTGCTCTGCGCCTCAAACGATAATGTAACAATATCGCCATTTTCAAGTTCGTTTAATGGCGGCGTTATTTTTTTAACATTTCGTTCAGCGTAACCAATACATTGCCATTGCTTCCAGTAGGTATTGATCTCTCCGTTCGATCGCCAAATCAAGCAGTCATCAAATTCACCAGTAGCTAAAGACGATCCATGTTTACTGTAAAACCAATAATCACTATCAGGCGCTGAGCCAATTAAGTAGTTACGACCGCCTACTTTTAACGCATCAATTTTAGCCTGCGCATCCGCTTGCCAAACTGCTTGTAAAGACTGCTGCGCTAAACTAGCGACTTCAGTCTTGCTTGCTTTAGTGGATTGAATATTGCTAATACTTGATTCTGCACTTGCTACACGACTAGTCAAGGCGTTACGTGCTTGTGCTTCCGCTTTGTCAGCGTTAGCACGAGCGGTCTTTTCCTCTTGTAAACCAGCAATCGCTTGATCTGCTTTTGCGGTTACTGCAGTGATAAGCTGCGCTTGTTGTGCGTCAGTTTGTTGTAACTGAGTTATAGCAGTACCACGAGCATTTGCTTCATCTTGGATTTTTTTCGTTAGATTTGCGCTTTCAGCTTGGATTGCTTTAGTGCGATTGTTGGTTTCCGCCGTAATCGCAGCAGTACGTGCTTTCGCTTCGTCCTGTAATGCTTTTACTCTTGCTTGAGTTTCCGCCAAGATTTGAGCTAACGCATTTGCTACTGCTCCTTGTCTTTCCTTGCTTTCTCCGCCTACCGCTTCGTCAATATCTGCTTTGAGCGATTCAATCAGCGATTTACCTAAGTGCGACTGAGTGATTTTACCCTCAAGCGCATTAACAAGATTTTCCGTATTGTGATCAGCTTCGCCAAAAACACCTTCGGTAAATTCGCCTTTGTTACCGGCTTTATCACCACAGCGAGCAAAGAAGTAGTAACTTTCATTCAGGCTTACACCGTTGATCGTGTAGTTGTTTTGCGGATAGGCTAACGTAGCAACTTTAACCGCTTTTGACACATCATTTTCAGACGCTCGCCACAATTCAGTATAATTACCGACCGTTGCCGTTTTCGGTAAATCCCAATCTAATTCAATCGCGAATAATAATGATTTGGTGACAAAACGAGGGATTCTTAAATTAATCTCAAACGTACGAGTAATCGGATCGGATAGTTGTCCTCGCTCGTTCTTGGCACGAATTTCAACCGTGTAAGAGCCGTCCGGCAAGTTTGAAAACGTGAGCTTAGTATCGGTCACATCAACTAACTGTCGATATAGTTCGCCGTTGCGATATAACTTAACTTGATACTTGACTGCCGTTGTTGTGTTAGCCGCATAATCAAATGTAATTTCTACGCCGTTTTCAGAGAGTGACACGTCAGCATTGCTTACTTTTTGCAATCCACCACTTAACAAACTAGTTGATACTGGTTCAAATGATGCGCCGTTATCAACAATCGCTTCTTTCTGCGGTTCGTGTTGCAATGCGGTGATTGTGTACTTGCCGTCATCCTCAGTGATCGTCATACAACGATATAAGCGAGATGTTACTTTCTGGCTTGAAATCGAGTACACGTCATATTCTTTTAAGCCAGCCGGAGCAGCTTCAAGCGTAAGCTTCGTACCGTTAATTTTGGTAATTTTGATTGAGGCGTGCTTCGCTTCGGCGTTGATATAACTAAAATAGCTATTTGCCGGTAGCGTAATTTCACGATCGACCGTTACTACCTTGTCACTTACTGATAACACTCGTCCGCCAAGATTTGTGCCGGCGAAATGATTGTCAGTCACTCGGATAATATCACCGGGTATGTGCATCAAACCTTCCGAGCCGACACTAAATGTCACGGTTTCAGTTTCGAGCTTTTCTGTTTCTAAGATCCATCGACCGGTACGGTACGCTTGACCACGACTGGTGCAACCAAAAGCGGTCACTTTTAGAAGATTAAAGCCATTTTTGCGAATTAAGTCGTTATCCGAAACGTACTCAATCGCCGACTGATAAGCGTTGTCTTTGTCTTTATACTCAACTTGAATCGCATTGTGGCGAGATTTTTTAGCCGAATACTGGCGTGAAAACTCGCCATTAATCACGTTTGCATTGGTGTACGTCCAAACTGGATCGGCTGGACGGTCAATGATGAATGTCATTTCCGTACCGTTCCATACTGGGATTCCCCGGAAAATAGAGCATAAATCAGAGATTACATCATAAGCTGAACGCTGTTCAGTCATCCAGAAGTTACAAGTAAAACGAGGCTCCATATTGCCGTAGCCGTCCGGTACAAGCTGATCGCAATACTGCGCAATACTGTACAATGCCCACTTATCTACGCCAAAATCTCCTAAGCGCTCGCCTAGACCGTAACGCTTATTCGTTAAAATATCGAGTAAAACCCAAGCCGGATTATTCGTCCACGCAATCTTAAACGTACCATCCCACAAACCGGTATATTTACGGGTCATCGGGTCGTAATTGCTTGGGACTTTGACTTTAATTCCGTACACCTCGTATGTTCTTGTTGGGATATTACTATGCGTTTCGGAGTCAAATTTAATACCGACATAAGCGGTATTGGGATAGGCAAAATCTGTATCGATGATCTCGGTGTAGCTAGCCCACACAGTTTTATTCTGCAAGCGTTGGCTTGATGAATCCGCGGTTATTCGCTCAACTTTGATGTTAAACGGTACAGGTGGTAAATTATCAACAACTAATGCACGCAAATACTGTGAACTATATTTGCCATTGATATTTAAATTGTAAGTTGCGTTGCCAACCGTAATCTTAAAATCTACCGACGTACCATTTGTATCACCGTTATCCTCTTGTCTAAAGAGTGATTGAACACCAAGCGTTAAGCGTAACCGTGTTACGTTTGCATCAGTCACGGTACGAGTGAGAGGCGTTGTTTTCTTAACTTCTGTGCTAACTGCAATTTCTTTTTCTGTCGTATCAAAATCAGACATCACATCCTGATCTTGTGTTCCGGTCCGACCTTCGGATTGCACATTAGTAAAATTGTATGAGCCATCAGAATTTTGAATCGGCGTATTATCGAGATAGATAGATTTCAATCCATCAACTAAACCGCCGATCTCACCCTCAGAAATGATTTCAACGATTTTTACTCGCTGCGCACTACGTCCTGATTCCGGTGCTTCTACCGGTGTATGAGAGCTTCCGCCTGAGCTACCACCCATAATTACCCCTTATTCAGCTATAAAAAACCGCTCGTAATGAGCGGTCTTATTTATTTCCTAATGTTCTTCGTTTCTTCTTTTCGATTTCTGCTTTCTGCATTTCTGCGTCGTACGTCTCAACACCTTGCGACACAATCATCGATCCGCACATAATGCGTCCGTATGACAACGGTACAACTTGACCCTGTGCAGTCATATTTTGTAATCCACTGAAAACCGTTGATTGTTTTTTGTCTTGATCATTAAATCCATTAGACATTGACGGTGTTTTAGTAAGCATTTGCGCAACTCCGCCGAGTAGCATTGATGCACCCATCGCCCCCATCATCATTGCACTAGTTGAGCCCAACACTCCCAAGCCAACAGGCCCAAGCAACAATGCTGCACCAACTAATGCAACACCTAAAACCGCTTGGAATACGCCTCCTTTTTTCGCACCCTGCAACACCGGCGTAAAATGTACGGTCATGCCTTCTTTTAATTTATAAAACAAGCCTTTATCTAAGTATCGATTATCGAGATATTCTTTACCAATTCGAACTTTATAAAAGCCTTGCTGAATATGCTGCCGGAAACCTTTGATTTGATGACACAAGGCACGAAGCACTTCGGCAGTATCTTTACAATCTAGCTCAAACTGCGAGCCAAATTGTTTAAGGCTACCGTAAAATCTAACTTTAACCATTGCTTGTATCTCCAAATACTGTGTGTGTGCTTAAACCAGTAGCCGTCATATAGATCACGCTTACTTAAACGCTTCGGGCTATGATGTAGTACCATTTGATCGCCTATATAAATCGCTGCGTGATTCGGTACATTCGCTCCGACCTGCATCAAAATGACATCGCCAACTTGTAATTCGGTATCTTCTGACAATCGCTCAAAACCTTGTCCTTCAATATTTCCCAAGTACAGATTTTCGCCACTTTCCCACCAGTAATCTTGGCGTTTGAACTCGTCCATATCCAAGCCGGCGAGATAATAAAAATCCTTATAAATTGAGTAGCAATCCGTTGTACCGTGGATAAACTCACGACCAACAAGCGGTTTAACTTTCGGGAAAATATACAATTCGTCGTTACATACAAGCCACCAATCAAGCTGTGATAAATCTTGCATTTGGCGATCTGCAATTGATAAAACCGGTTCGCCCTTCGGGTGTGAGTGGACAATCGCTACAATCTCACCTAAAGACTCTGCCTGAATATAGGCTTCGGGCGCAATCTCGAAAAATCTTTCAGGATCGTCCGCCACGTTCTCACACGGGTAATAAAAAATTTCACTCTGCCCAGAAACAACAAAACCGCAAGATTCTTGCGGTTCTGATTTTTTCGCATGAGCGAGGATTTCTGATTTTAAAGATTCATTTATCATAAAAAAAATCCCAACAAATCTAGCCGAGTTTATTAACCGCAATAAAGCCACCGTAATTGCGCTGATTATTGCGTAGCTGACAACCACGCAAGCAACCGGAGCACTTATCCTTTTTAATATCGCTTGTTGGTTGGTCTTTTTCGTCCGCTACCGCTCCGCCGGTATAACCACATTCCGAGGAGCGGTACACCCACGAGCAAGTCACAAGAATTGTGCGCTTATTAATAACGGCGTTATCGGTCTCGGTCGGCAGCGCCAACGTAAACGTTGCAATATCACGGGTTAGCGCACTTAATTGCTCAATCACAAAATACTCTAACCGCTCTTGTTGCGGATCTGCTTTCGGATTACCGCCTTCAAAATTGACTGCATCCAAGTATTCGGCATAGACTTTGCGCCTTGTTACTTTTGCACCAAGGCACTGATCGAAATTATTCGACAATCCGGTAACAAAGCCATCAAAATTCACAATAGATAACGTCGGACGGTTGCTTGCGCCTTGACCAGACATCTCAAATCCATCTGCTTTAATGCCGTACGGATTGTAAGTGTTACCCTGCCACACAATCGGCTGATTTAGCTCATTTGTACCAGCATAAAAGCGGTAAAGCTCGCCTTTTGCACCGTCCGCACCGGTTAGCCCTCGCATATCCACTTCAAACAAATCTAAGATTGCTGCTTGTTCAAGTTTGGCGAGTTCGAGTTTTAATTTTGGCGTAATTGTACTCATAGCGTTTCCGTCAATGTTAAATTAAACAAATCGTAAGCTGGATGTTCAACTTTGCTCCACGTTTTACACACCACTTTTAGCTTTTCTTTTGTTTTAGGCTCAACAAAATAAAAAGGTGTTACGCCTTTTTTACTTTTCAAAAACTGTGATAACTGCTTTGATTTGTCCGCATCCGCCAAAATAACGGTTGCACCAAATTCAGTTAAAACATTGTTTAAGCCTTGTGGTCTGCGTTGTACATAGCCATCACCAAAATCCACTTCCACGATTTTAGGTGTGTAATTCTTCGTTCGTCCGACTTGCACCGGAAAATCAAAAGTATCCATTCATTACCTGCCTGATAACATTCCACCCGGACGCATTTGTGCAGTCAATTGTTGCTTAACAGTCGCCTCAATAGCTTTTGCCAAGCCTTTTGCTAACTGCTGATCATCCCCTCGACTTTCTTTGTCGCCGAAATGGTTAGTCTGATTAATTACAACCGAAACAGAACCGCCACCGCCTCCGGAACCTTCGCCCATTGCATCTTTATTACTAAATACTCGACCTGAACTCCCCGGAATCATATATTGCATACCGTTGCTAGCTTTATAAAGTTCCGGCTGGTTATTTTCGCCAACCCGATACATTTTATTAGCGGATACTGCGCCACCTAGTTTTCTGCCTGGTGCTGCTAACGTTTGCACCGCTGCCGCTGCTACTGCCGCCATACCAGCTTGAGCTGGCCCAGCGTTTGCGCCATTCGTAGCCAGAGATACCATCGAGGCAGCAGGCGCCCACGCTTGAGCAATTGTCGCCGCTTGTGCAATGCTTGATGAGGTTACTGCCGCTGATGCTGCTTCACCCATGATCATGCTTTTAACTTGCGCCATCCCCATTTCAACAATACTTTGGATTACGCTATTCAAAATAGTATTGGATATGCCAAGTAATGAGTCCTTCAATGATTGCGTACCCATCAGCAAGCCCGAAATCGAGCTTGAGGCACTATTCATTACTGCGTCCACCGCATCACCAAAAATCTGCGTAGCGGCGGAAGCCTGTTTCCACTCTTCCCATTGCGCCGCAATTCGCTGTTGGCGGTATTGCTCCTCAATTTGGCTTCGCATTTGCTCCGCTTCGGTGATCGCTTGCGTGTAAACTACTTTCGCTTGTTCTAAATCCTGCATCTGCTTCTCTTTGTTTACAGACATTGGTGAGGATTGCACAGTCGAGATTTGGCTATTAATTTTTGCAAGCTGATTCTGATATGCCGTTACCGCCTCATCAATCGTGGCTGAATTTTTCGCAAAATCCATATCTACTTTTAAAGTTGGGCTAAGATTACCGGCTAATTCATTCATATTTGCCATGGCGGTGCCGACATCATAAATCGCACCGGCTAATTCTTGAGCTTGTCGCTTCTGTTCTTCGGTAGCATTTGCACCCAGTTTCAAGGCATTAATATTTACCGCTGCCGCTCGCCCGTAGCCGTTCTGTGCTTCGGTAACTTTTCTGTATTCTTCCGCTAAAGCTCGCAAGCGTTCTTTTGTTTTTTCCTGCTCGCTTGCTTCCTTCTTGGCGGCTTGTTCCGCTTCTCGCTGCGCTTTCTTAGCTGCTGCTTCTTGCTCTCTTCGAGCTTTATTTGCCGCTTTGTTCGCTTCGGATATCGCTTTTTTCTTCGCCGCTTCCGCTTGTTTTACTTGTTCTTTTTCTTTTGCAATTGCCGCTATTTCATCGTGTTTAGCATTGATCGCATTAATAACCGCTTGAGTCGCTCCTTCTTGTTGAGCCTTATAAATTTCTTGCTCACGTGCACTCATTCGCAGCATTTTGGTTTCTTCGTGGATTTTGGATATTTTCCCAGCCAATTCCGTACCGGCTGCTTTAACTCGGGTTATTAAACCTTGTATACTGCCATTAGCAAAAAAATCAGAAGCCTGCCCCGCCAATCCCATTGCACTTGCTAAGTTACCAGCCAATACCGCAGCTTGTTGCATAGTGGCGTTGAGCCTAACTAAATCGCTATCCGCATGTTGATATTTTTCAGCTAATTCAGCCGTTACATTTGCCAATGCGAGAGTGGTTGCCGGACTTGGGTTGTTCGCCATTTCATTCATGGCTTCAAGTAAGTTCCCCGCCTCGTCTTTTGCAATACCGTATTTACTCGCCAGCTCTAGCGTTACCTCTTGCAGATTCATAAGTTCGCCGGCAGTTAATCGACCTGTATCACCAGTTCCTTGCAAGGCATCATTGAGATTTAATCCTTCTGCTGATAGTTTGCTAATAGATTCTCTTGCAATGTCAAAACTATTATCAAGATCTTGACCGATTACCCCTGCGGCAGTATTAGCAAAACCATTAAATTCTTCAGAAACCTTTTCTACCTCAGCTTTCAGTCCTTTCATGGCTTCTGATGCTTCAAGTGCCATCAATGCTAGTTTTGACTGATAAAGCTGATTATTGGTGTCTTTCAGCTTAATCATTTCTTCGTTCAGTTTTGCCGTGCCATCAGCCGAAAACTCAAAAGATTCTTGCAATCTCTTTACTGTTTCATTAACAGCATCCAACTGTTCTTTTGCGTCTTTTGTTTCTCCTCCAAGTGATGACATAGCCGCGAACACGGTTAAAGCCGCACCGGCAATCGCACCAAGTGGACCAAATAGCGAAAGAATCTGCGGGCCTTGTTGTCCAAGAATACGGATGGCGGACGTTCCCATTTCTGCCTGTACCGCCATATCTTGAATCTGGTAACCCACACCACGAATAGCTTCTTTCGCTCCACGCATAGAGGATATAGCACTTTTAACCGCTTGTGCTGTTTTTGACGTTTGTGTTTCGAGCTTTTTAAAACCGCCTTGAGCTGTATTAGCGGCGGAATTAATATTCTCCATCTCGTTATTAAGACGCTTACTGTTATTGACCAAGCTCGCAATATCAAGATCAGCTTGAATTAAAATTTCTCCGGCGTTCGCCATAAATCCCCCAATAAAAAACCGCCTGTATTTCTACAAGCGGTCGGATTTGATTAAAATCTTACAAAATTAAGCTGTTGCTTTTCTTAGCCTTGCATTGGCATAATTAATTTCGGCTTTTTCTCGGCGGTATTTCTCGATCAGTTTCTCGCCTTCGTCCAGCCAATAGTTAAATTCTGATCTCACATCATAAGCCATTGCGGCAATATCATTTTTATACCAGCGGTCAATGCCCATCATTTCTTGTAGCTGGCGGTGGAACGGTTCAACATTATCCGCCAATCGGCGAGCTATACGAGTATGGTGCATGATGGCACTGAAAATATCTGCAGGAATTTGAATCATATCTTCTGCTTTCTTTGGTTCGTCGATAATCAATTCGCCTTCTAAGCAAAGTCTATGGACATATTCAACCGCTTGCGGCAATTGCTCTTTACGTAAATCTTCAATCGACTGAACATTAAAACGCTGATGGATAAAATGGTATGCATCGGAATAAATCAATCCTCTTTTGCTGACCAACATATTAACTGCATCTCGTAAACCGGTGCGGTCATCGACTGTTGTTTTGCGTTCGGCTTTGCCGTTGTGCCAGTAGTTGTAAAGTGCCTCAAAACATTCTTCTTGGTACTGGATTACTTTTTCACGTAGATCCGCTCGCACTTTTTCAGGATTGATACTGAATAACCAGCCGTTAAGTTTTTTGAGGGGCATACAGAGCATTTGGCGAATTTTGCCGTCTTTGGCAACCATAGAGATATCTCTACAGTTGAATTTATCGCTTGATTTGCTTAGTTTTTGTTGCTGTCCGCCCCAGTCTAAGCCCATAGCTTCAACGATAGGTTTTACTGCAGTATAAATAACATCTTCAACTTTTAAAGTAATAAGATCTGAACCGTAGAAAGAGATTGTTTGAGTTGCGATTTGATTAGTCATAATTGACTCCTTTTGGTTTTTTTTCGAAGTTTAAATTCCCTAATTCATAGGGTGCCGAGAGGTTCGAAAACCGCCAAAAGTCGGTCGGGATTATTCCCCCGAAGGGTATTGCATTCTCCGCCCTCTCGACATTGAGTTTTGCCAATCTATTTCTAATGGCGGGAAATAGATCGATTTTGCAAAATTTGGATATAAAAAAGCCGCTTGTCTGACGGGTGCGGATTTCCGCTTTTGGTTTAAGGTTTCGACGCCTGTGGGGAAATAGTAATAAAAAAGCCCCTTGAGGTCAAGAGGCTTGGAAAGTTTTAATAAGAACTATTTTTTGCCTGAAAATGCTTCATAGATACCGCCGGTATCATCTGCAACATATCCTAAGACTTCTTCCGCATTAGGCCCCATGAATTTACCGCCATAAGCAGAATGGACATCATTGCCTTCAACTTTAGCTTTTGCTACACCGGCAAAATGAACTTCTTCCCCATTTTGAGCAATTTGTCTAATACCGGTTTCTAGTAGTTCAAGATTGAACAATGATTTACCATTAGAGAGTAACTTGCGATCAGTAATTTCGCCACTTACTTTTTTATTCGCAAAGTCAGCATCTAAAGATAATTTCCCTTCACTATTAGCGCCAAATGATACGCCTGAATAGTGGTATGCTCCTGCAGTTGGCAAATCCTTAAATTTAGTTGCTAAACCAAACTCTCCTACGTCATCTTCTGATGCTCTTTCATCAATAACACGTCCGTATTGATCAGTTTTAACATCTTTAGGCAACGCATAACCAATAGCAGAATACGTCTGATTATAGACCTTACCTTTTATACCGTTGCCTAAATCTTTTTCAACAAATCCTACTTTTTCTGAAGCTAAATCAATCATGACTCCATCAACATTGATTTGTTTTAAGGCTTTCACTTGCTCTTTTAAATCATCTCTAACACCGTCCAAAGATTTTGGCGCAACAACCGGCGCTGGTGTTGGTTTAACCGAGTTAGTTGTGTTTGCGGATGAAGAACCACCGCCACCACTACCGCAAGCAGTTAAAACTAGACCCAAAGCACTAACTAATAATAATTTTTTCATTTGCATATCCTCTATTAAGACCTTTGCTTATCTTACAAAATTCATCGAGAAACACAAATAAAATAATGTGAGATGCCTCACAATTTAGCCTTTCCTCTCCTCATAAGCCCTCATTAGCTCGTCATATTCGCTCTCGCTAAACACCGCTTTTGGTGCTTGTTTCTTCGGTATTTTAGACTTAATCATTTCTTGGAGTTCAGTCATTGTCAGACTCTCCGCTTCTTCTCGGCTGATACCAAACATTGTACGAGCAAGACTGATATATTCGATAACATTAAATTCTGGAGAGTAATCGTCATTATTTGATTTATTCTCGCCTTCTTGATTTAAATCAAGTTTACAACAGCCAATCACCCCGTGCTCTAACAATCTGCGAGCAATCGCAATAATTACTTTTGGCGATAACGCACCGCTCTTGTATCGCACGCCCTTAGCGGTTGGCGTAAAATTGCCGATCAAGTCTGTGCAATCCATATCGCAGCACGCTTGTACAACATTCATCGCTTCCAATAGAATTCGGCGACCGAACACAGGCGACCGTAAAACACTTAAAAAATAAGCCTGATGAAAAAGCGATTTGTCTTTAATTGCTTCGGCATAATCCAGTATGTTTTGCAAATTCACAATACCGTAAATTTCGACAATTTCAGACGGATTACCTATTTTGTAAATATTCTTTAATGTCGGTTTAAACCAATAATCTACGCCATTATGCGTGATCACGATTTCGCCGATTTCTAAGATGGGTTGTTGCATAAAAAGCCCTGATATTCAGGGCCTCCGATATTATTTAACAGTAATGGATAACGTAGATGATTCACCAACACCAAAGCCAACCGAGAACGTTACTAAGTCGTTCGTAGGTGCTTCTGTGCTTAATTCGGTAATCACTAATTTACCTTCAACCACGATTGAGCCATAATTCAAACGCACCCATACACGAGGCTGTTTACGTGCTGTAATCGCTTTCACGTATAAATCAACCAAGGCATTGATGCCGATTTCGGTTGATTTGTCTTTAACACGGAATTCGCCTTCGCCGCTCAAACTAAATTCAGAGTTAGTTACAAGCGTTTCCGGAAAACCGCCTTCGTCATCTGCTTCTGATGTAACGGTATTCGGCTTAAAGTCAAATGCCTTGGTACGCATTGCGCCTGCCGGTTTCCAGTCGCTGTCAATCGGTTTGGTATTCTCGCCGGCAGCCGGAGTAATACAATACTCAAGCACGACGGAGCGTCCTACCATCTTACTGGTATCATTTGTGGCTGGTGATGTTTGTGCCGCCATAATGTTTCCTTATTTGTTGTAGATAATTCTTAAATCTAAACGCAAGATCATGCGGTTATCCGTAGTAAAAACAGGTTGCGATATGCCACCTTGACTTTCGATATAACCCCATTCTTGCACCGAGTTTGCGAGTAAGTAATCAATAATTTCAATCGCTCTTGCTTCGATTTTGTAGCCAGTGGATTTACTGGAGATTAAGCTAATTCGTAGATTATGTTCACTGCCTAAATCCGCCACCATTGCTTGCCCGCCGTTTGGTTGAATAACGATGTAAGGCGTGTCTTTGCCGGTATCTCGCCACTCATAAAGCTGGAGCGTGTAATCAGTAGTTAAACTGGCATCCACCAATAAATCTTTAACCGCTTTAACGAAAGAAATCATAGTCCGAACTCCTGCTTAATAATGGCATTAATAGTGTCTTTAGACTCTGCCAAAGCAGATGTTAAAAACTCTTTCTTAGCGGTTGGTTTGGTAAAGTTTTGTTTGATATTTGGATCGTGAACATAAACCGCATACTTAGCTGAGTACCCCACCGTGCCAGTAATACGTGTACCACTCGAACTGATAGATGTGTATTGACTATTAATCAAAGTAGAGGTATCAACCGGTGTATATTTGGCGGCTAATATTGCAATTTCTGATGTGATTCGGAGCATTGCTCTTACTGATTTAGTCGCTTGTATCTCACCTACAATCTCCGCCAAGTTTTGCTGTACTTGCTTAAGACCTTTAACCTTTACCGCCATTCTTGCCGCCTGTGATAATTGCGTAATCGTCTTTCGACCGGTTAAAAGTATCCGCATATTGAAGTACGTTAATCACCTCATCAGCACCAACAGTAAACGGGCTAGGTTCGTTTGATTCGCCGATTAAGATATAATCACCTACACTCGCAAGTGAATACTCTGTCCAAATCGTAAAGCCTTTTACTTGCTCTCGTCCGATATCGTGTTTTGCAAAAGCAAGGTTTGAGCCATAATCGCAATCAATAATAAACGGTGGTTCGAAAGTTTGAATTCCGTCATCATCAACGCCATTTGAGCGCCAAATCGTAGCTTTTGCCGTATAAGACCAATTCGCCAAACTAGACATAATTAACCCACCACGTCAAAAAAGCCTACCGCCGACACTACAATACCAAGACTGCTGGTACAACCCATAACATCTAATGCTTGCAGCGATTCAAGCAACTGTTTAGAGCTATCATCGTTATAAGCATAAGATTGACTTGCACCACTTGGAGCGGTTTGAGACGATATTTTTCGCCCCCCTTGAGCTTCCGCCAGCAAGGTTGCCGCATACAAAGTAATTAATTTTCTGTCTGTGTCGCTGTAATGCTTGGATAGGCAATCTTGGATAGATTCGAGTTTTTCCAAGATTATGCCTAGTACAACCTCAGGCACAGACAAACCACGATCAGCGATAAACTTAGCAATATCCGATTGTGTTAATTCGCTCATATTAATTACTCTTGGTTTTTATTTTTGCTCTTGCCTTGCTTAGAGTCACCGTTGTCTTGATTATTGTGTAACTCACCTTGAGATTCGGCAACAACCTCACAACGATCGACAAACGCCGCCGGCATAACGTCAAGCGTTAATACCGTACCGATAGGCAACTCCTGAAATTCGCCATTAAGCGAGCCAAAGCAACCTTTTTTAGTGATTTTAACTTGTACCATGTTTCACCTTGCAATAAAAAAGGGCTTTTCAGCCCTTATTAAAATTAGTCGCCTTTGAAGTTAAATACTTTGGATTTACCTGCAAAGTCACGCTTGATCTGTAAACCGAACGCCGACCATACGAGTGTTTCGTAGTTGTCATGCGGATTTACACGTGGATTCATGAATGAGCCAACCGGTGCGGCGATACGAGTTTTAATAAACTGCGAATTACGCACATAGCCGATCATGTGATTACCGCTTAATGCGTGAGTTTCGTTGATTGACTCAATGCGAGCATAACGCAACACGTAGTCTTTAATCGTGCCTTCTTTAAATCCTGCTGATTGCGAGTAAGGGCGGTCAAAGTTACGCATGATTTCAGGCGACACCCAAAGTTTGACTTTTTCGGTTGTGTTGTTGTCTGACAAGACTTTTGCAAATTCGCCAACGAAAAACGCTACAACCTTATCCGCATCCGCTTTGGTTAAGTCGATGTTCGCACCGCCAGTACCTAGCGAAACTTGGTTTGTGTTTTCGTGGTTAGTGATACCTTTTGCAGAGTAGCCTTTTACAACAATACCGCTATCTCCATTTAGCACATAATTCGCCATATCACGACGTAACGCCGCTACGTGCGCTTCTTGGTCGTCCGCCATGGCATCTAGGTTCTCAGTCAGCATACCTGACCATTCACGCCACTCACGAGCATATCCGGTTTTGAAAATCGGAATCGGATCGCCGTATTCGTCATAGATTATTTTATCTAATGTATCCGGACTTTGACCGCTCATTGAGCGAGTTACTTTACCAGCATCACTTGACACACGATACATCGCTACGGTTTTGCCGATTGAGATTGATTGGCCCAAGCCAAGTAAATCATCAAGCAAGCCGTTACCTTCGTCATTGCGGAATACACGAGTGGTAATGCTATCCACTTCACGCCAGTAATCAGATGATACCAACGCTGCTTGGTTAGCTTCCATTGCGCCATACTTCTGTGCGATTTCTTGCTGATTCACGTTAAATGCGTGACGTTGTTGTAGTAACTGATTCCAAGCTTGCTGCACTTGCATTGAGTTTGCAATCAAGTTTTTATTAAAAATAATACGTTCCATTTAATCCCCTTAGATTTTACGGACTTTCACTAACTCAGCACCGTCACCGGCAACAGTATGAGCTTCACGAGCATAAAAAATTGCTTCTTCGGCTGCAGACACTTTTTTAAGCGTGCCATCACCGTTTGATGTTAGCTTATCGCCAACCGCAATTTTTTCAGATGCTTTGACTAAAGCATAATAATCAACATCCGGCTCACACATAATCGCCATCACCGTATCGCCAGACGCAATCGGTTTTCGAATATCGCCACCGCCAATATAATTATGCTGTGCTAATAATGCTGGCGTAGCTTTATCAGCCGTAGCGTGTTTTTTAAGTTTACCACCCTCAAAAACAACTAAAGCACCTGGCTGAATTTCTTCTTGCGCAAGTGCTTCGGTGATTTGTGGGCTGATTTTGCTAGATGGGCCAGCAATGATGGTATGACTGCGTAATTTAGCCATTATTCAGGTGCCTCCATGTTTAAGATACCGTTTTGTTCGCTGTTACCTGCAAACGTGCCTGCTAAAGCATTTGCCGGCACTGTTTTGGCGTACAAGCCTTTTAATGCGTCACCATCTAAAGCATTTACCGCCGAATCATCAAGACCGAATTTAGCCTTAACCGCTTGGCGCATTTGTGCTTTTTCTGCATCCGCATTTGCATTTAATTGAGTTAATACCGGCGCTAACGCTTGATTGACTGCCTTTTTGATTTTTTCGTCTAAATCTTCCGGCTTTTCTTCGTCTTTTTTCTTTTCGTCTTTACCGGCTTTTTCTGCCTGTAATAATTTGTTGTATGCAACAAGCAACTCATCATCTGATAAGCCATTCGTTGCAATATTTGCTTCATTCAAAGCGTTCAAGATCTTGGTTTTCATCTGCTGATTATCTCCATTGGTTTTGATTTCGTCGTACTCGACTTTTTGAATGACCTCAACTCGCTCATCAACCAAGTTTACTTGCGCGTTGTCGTCAATTAAGTATTTCTGCTTGTAGCGTTTGTTATCGCTATCAGAAACATAAATAAAGTAATTTGGATAGACTGCTTCGATCCAGTTCCAGATTTTGCGGTTCGGGTCTTTAATGGCGTCCGAAAGCAAGCGGTGGATTTGCTCAAATGACAAATCAGAATTTGCAGAAAAAAAGAATTTAACCTTGTTTACCACGCCTTCTTTAGTGTAGTTTGTGGCTTCCGCAAGTTGTACGTCAGCTACTTCAAACTCTTCATTCTGAGAGTTTACAAACATACCTACGCCGTCATCCGGTGTAGCTGCACCGATTTCATCTAGCAAAATAGCTACATGATCGAAAAACATATTAGCCGCACGCCAGCGATAATGCTTACCTTTAGACTTTCCGCTTTCCGCCACCTGATTTAGCAACAAACCGGTTGATACATGGATAGGCTCGGCATGCTCGTCATTCATTGCACTTTCTAAACGCTTAATAAGTCGCTTGCCGTTGTCGCTTGATTCGGCAAATCGTTTATTTACGTACATATCTAGTAAGACTTTCTCGCCATCTTTGCGCACGTTTTTGGCCCAAGCCCCCACGTGAAACTGATTAACCGCTTGCGCATCATTAGCTGATACGAATTTACCATCAAGTTTCGGATGACCAAACGGCATTAAATTGCCTTCCATTGACTGGTAACTTTTATCAATTTCATCAGCCGGATAAAGACCGCCATTCATCACCACATTATCAACAATCGGAACAACATCACGTACAACAATATGCTCTTCGTTATTGATTGTCTCTGTTGATATATTTTTATTGTTTACCGTTGTTAAGATTCGGATATTCTGTCGTTTCATTTGCTTTTCCTTAACACACCTAACCATTTTCTGCGCTCAACCGATAAATCAGCAATAACACCGTCTGAATCCGTTGTGCCATCATCATTTACAATAATGAGCGATTGCTTGCAGTAGCAGTTATAGCGATTACCATCTCTCTGATACCACGCCTCCACATCCTCGACAGTAAATATTTTGCCGTGGCGTTGTGCGTGCGTGATTCGTGTCGTTGGTTTTAATGCAGAGATATGCAGCAATTGAGCATTAAAGCCTAATTCCTGCGCTTCTCTCACTTCGTCCCATCCGCCCCGACGATAAATTTCTAACTGCTCCGTTTGAGCAATTAATCTCGCTCGCTTGTGAGAGATATTTAATCGCTGTTTAATCTTCCGAGCTGTCTCTTTAACGTTATCGCCATTTAAGACCGCTTCGCCAATTATCTTTGATAAGTCTGTACGCATTACAACACTAAAGCCTTTCCAAGCGTCATACGATGCTGTAAAAGCAATCATCAACCGCTCTTGATAATACGGCTCGTGCATTAAGCTACTTACAACTCGTAGCTCTTTGTATATTTCAGACTGGGTAGAGAGTTCCGATATTGCTTGATGAGCACCTTTTTCGTAAGCCTCTGCAATAAACTCTTCAAACCACTTGTATTTCTGTTCTTCCGTTTTAAAAAACAGATACTTATCAATAATTGACTGCCACTCTTCGTATAAAGTAGCGAGTTCGGCGGCGGTCAAATTGATATTAACAGTCAATCGACCGGCTCGATTAAGTGATTCTAAAATCTCTTTTTTGATGTTGCGAAAAATCCAATCAAGCCACTTCCACGATTTCTTAACTTGTCCGCCCATATTGATTGGATCGGCTTTATTCGTGGGTATCAGTACCGGTTTAAACTTGCTCGTCTTGATTTTCATCAACCACCTCCTCCACAGGAGGCAAGCCGTCAGGCAGTGCTTCAAGACCTAATTCGGTTCGAATTTCGTCCGGCAAGATTGCAGATCGCCCAAATGCTTGCTGTGTTGTTTGAGCAACATTTGCAAGCTCTTTAGCATTTGCAATTTTTTCCTTTTGCCCCGGTGCGAGTAAATCAGACCAAATAACACTAAAGCCTTGTTTTGCTGGCGGCGTGAGAATGCCACAATAAATCAATCGCTCTACAATATCTTGCAAGTAAGAGGTTAATACTGTGCGTCTGCGAGCTTGACAACGCTGAGCATAAGCAGATTTATCCTCATCGCTTGCCAACCTTCCCGTTTGCTGCCCTACAAGGATAGTAAACGGAATTCGAATCGATGACGCAAACTCATTAACAGACACCTCCCAAGACGGCTTAGGATCTGCCGGCGCAACAGACAAGATTTGCGCTTGTCCCTCTTGAGTAACTAAAGCCGAATCAGTACCACGGTTAAGTTTTTCAATCTTAGCATTCATCGCCTCGCTCAAGCTGTTATAACCTTGCGCCTTGGCGGATTGCTCAAGCGTTTGCAAGTTCACTTCTTTTGTTAGCGATATACCGAGCTGGCGACTTGCATTTTTCAAAAAACCTTCCGCCGCACCGCCAGAGGTTTTCTCTATATCCAACAATTTGTTAAAACCTGATTCCAAAAGCGATATACCCGTCTCAGGCTGATTTTTCTCGCCACCTTCATTTAAGATAATTACTCTTGATTTATGAATGGTTACCGTGCGACCACGACTTTTGCCAAAACCGCTCTCACGGAATGAGTATGTAATCGGTTCGCCATAATCCGGTTTAGTAACATCTTCTTGGTAAGTTTCCGGCAAAAGTTGAGATTCCCAAGCTGGGATAAATTTAACCAATCCACGGACACCTAAATTAGTTAAACTACCATCCTCAATCGGCTCATGCCATTGTTTGCCGTCCGCAACCTGTAAGATTAAAGCAGAATATTTCCCAACAAGATTACGTCGATCCGCCTCAATAATTGATTGCCAATTTTTGGTTAAGAACGTCTTAACCTCTTTCTCCCAACTCGTTTCTGTTGTTGCCTCCTCGGATTCTGCTCCTTCGATTATTGTCGGATAATCCTCCCAGCACTTTTCTATAATTCGCTCAACTGCCGCATTGCCTAACGCAAATCGTTTGTACGCTTTATAAAATTGATTAAAATCAATTCTTCGCGGATAGCCGAATTCGTCCCACAGTTTTGTCCGCTTTGTATTGCCTGTCATGCCAAGCAACTGAGCGACAAAAGCCTGTCTTTGTTGATCTACTGTCATAATAAAATCCCTGTTGCCTGTTTAACCTGCATTAGTGGAGTGAGCGCATAACGGAGTGCATCGATATAGTGATTGTTTGCATCTACAATCTGAGGCAAAACATCACCAGTCAATCTATCTGTTTTATAGCTATAAAGCCTAAACTCGTTTAGCGTCTCTTTGCAGCGAGGATGAATATAGACTTTGCCATACGATTTAATATGCTCTATGCCATCCTCTACGCTACCTTGCCATTTCTTGACTCCCTCAATACGAGGGAATCCATGACGTTTTAAATAACTGATTGATTCGGGTCGAGCGGAGTCCGCTCTTGAGATATACTTTTCAAATTCCGGTATGCGTCCTGAAATAAAGCTCGCCGTTTCGTCAAGCTCTAGCCTTACCTGTCCCGCCTCGTACTCAATATACAAATCGCCATCAAATACCCAGCATTTGATTGCAGCGGTTGGATCGTTGGCAAAACCAAAGTCTAACCCGTGGTACGGGCCGTCAAAATCCGGATTAGGCTCAAATTCCAGTTCTTGATACTTATCTCTAAATATCTGTGCTTCCGACTGCTCAAGATACGCACCTTCCCAAATCCAGCGATAAGTAGCGTCATCAAGACGAGCCTTGTCAGCCAATCGTGTTTGCTCAAGCTCCTTTGGGAACCACGGATTATCCGAGTAATTCATCTCGATAATCTTAGCGTTTTCCGGCACATGCCGGCGAAAACGTAAATCAGTAGCCGAGCCTCTTTTTTCTGGGTTCCACGTAACCCAGATTTCAGAGTTATGCTCACGCACGGTTGGCTCAAGTTTCTGCCAAGCGACTTCGCTAACTGTCTCAGCTTCCTCAACCCACGCCAACAAGATTCTTGCTTTCGACTTAATACTGTCTAAGTTGTGGCGCAAACCGGCAAACACATAAGAGATTCGACCGCTCTTTGTTTTGATAAATTTCTCGCCAATCACAAAATGAGGTTCAAGCCAAGAGGTTGATCGAATGGCTTGTTTAACCTCCTCAAGCGATGATTCCTCAAGCGAGTTCATATATTCGCGAGCACAAAGTATCACGCCCGAATCACCAGCCTGATCACGCCTAAGCGCCCATACTGCTGTCATCAAGGCGAATGTTCGAGTTTTAGCCGAACCACGTCCGCCATAAGCACCGCGATAACGAGCCTCACCAATAAAAACCTGAACAAGTTTAGCCGGAATTGTGAGCTGCACCTTACTCATCGCCACGTCCCGCTGGCACACCAACAAATTCAATTACTGTCGGCATTAATGCTTTACCGTTTGTTGTAATATCTACGCCATCTTTAAACATACCTAGATGCTTACCGAGAAGCTCTAGTGATTTATTCGCTGCCGAAGGTTCGTAAACAAGATGCTCAATATCAGTTCCAACCATTTCACCATCAGCGTTTTTGCTCGGGATGGTGATAATAGTTTTTCGTTTGCCCATTGCTATTTCAATGTTTTCAAGCAAACGGTTAAGCACCTCGTCTTGCGTGATTTGAGTGCGCTGACAGCGCTGTTTTTGCGCTTCCGAAATTGCAAATTGGATATTAGGTTTTGTTAGGTTTTCGCAACCGATTACCGCCGCGGTGTCAGCAGAATATCCGGCTCTAATCGCTGCTTGCGTAGCATTCAAATCAATCAGGTACTCTTCAACAAATCGTTGTTGTTTGTCGGTTAATTTCGGTTTACCCACGGTTTCGGACATGGGTTTACCCTCATCCTTTTTTGCCATTTTGGGGTAATCCTTTTTTATATGATTTTGAATACTTTAAATCCCACATCAAGCGGTCGATTTTCCTCATTTTTTTGCAAAATTTGCGAGCCCGCTCGGCGAATACGTTCTTTGGTAATTTCGGCAATAGTTGCAGGAACCCCTAAATTTAAACAAAATTCAACGGCTTCTTTTTGATCTTCATTATCTACATTTAATGATTCAGCTAATTGAACACTTATAAATGTATTCTTTTTACCTTCTGCTAAATTAGTCTCTAATATCGCATGAGCAGTGGAACCACTCCCACTAAAAAAATCCAAGATAATATCCGCCCTCCCCGTAAACCAACGAATAAAATCACTTAACATTGGTAATGGTTTAGGATTATTAAATACTGTTGCATTCATCAACTCTTTTAAATTGTCTGTATGTAAACTGCTCATACCATATTTAGGTAATAAGGTAGGAGGAGTTATTGATGTTCTCTCTTTTCTACATTTCAACTTTCCTGTTGATGAAAAATAGAACTCAATAACCTTTTGACCTTTAGTGTCATAAACTTCATTTCCTGCAAAAAACTCTGTCATTTGTTTCTTCTGTGTCCAACCTGCAGATAATGTAACTTCTTCTAGGGTTCTGCCATTTATTGCCCTAAAGCATCCTTTAACAACAGTAACTTTTTCACTATCTCCAAAAGTTCCTTTTAGTTCTACACCATCTTTTGCTTCAAATTTTACTCCAGCAGGAAATGTAAATTCACTTTCAGGATTAGATTTAGAGATTTTCTTTATTGCTCCAGCATCAATAACACCTGTCCCACCTTTAATATTCTTATGATTATTTATATTCTTAGCATAAAGTAAAACGTATTCATGATATGTCTTGAATAGCCCTTGCTGTTGAGAATGCTGCTTATCCCAAATAAGTTCTGCCACAAAATTTTCCTCCCCAAACACTTCATCGCACAATAATTTCAGCTGTGCTTGTTCGTTATCATCAATGGAGATAAAAATCACACCGTCATCTTTGAGCAAATTACGGGCAAGGTGTAAACGAGGATACATAAAAGTGAGCCACGCACTGTGAGATAAGTGTTTAGGCTTTGTAGTTTTAATAATTCGCTCAGCTTCTGCATTTGACACACCTAACGCAATGGCTAGTTCATCAGCGGCCCAAGAAAATTTATCGGGATAAATAAATCTTTTCCCTGTGTTGTATGGGGGATCGATGTATATCATCTTGATCAGACCGGAGTACGAGCTTTGCAATAATTTCAGGGCGTCGAGACTATCCCCCTCAATAAAAATATTAGCACTGTCCTTATTTACAGGTTCGGAATTATGATCCTTATCCTCAGTTAATGCCTTTCCTGAAGGGCTGTGAATTAAACTTTTAGCAAAGTCCTTGCCAAGCCAATTCAACTCATATTTCACAACTTTCACCATGCCTACTTTTTGTTTAATTTGATTTACATCGCTTAGATATAACCCCGAGATTTTTTATACCTTACTCAGATTTATAGCTAAATTATGTAGCATTTGATTTACATAGAAGAAAACCGCACCTGTTATAGTGCGGTTATTGAAGTTATTTAATGGTATGTTGTTTTTGCCATCGCCTGATACCGTCAATCTGACTTGCGCAAGTGTCACGCTCTGCTGTTACTGTAATTAAATGCTCCAACGCATCTTTGTATGTCTTCCCGGTAAACTGGCTACGCTCACACGGCACAATGTATGCTTGCGGTGGATATTGATATATCGTCTTTGTAACAACTGGCTTATTTCCGCAACTGCTCAATAACAGCGTTAGGCAAATGCTGGTTAGCACACTGATTGTCTTTAAGCACATATCTCACCACCTCTTTTTTATCTATCGCTTGTCGTCTAAATTGTGCTGCGATAGCGGACTGTTGTTCAACCGCTTGTTGCTCTGCCGCTAATGAGACTTTGAGATTAACAGTTTCAGCCTCAAGCGTTGCGTTAGTCATCTCAAGCGATTTGATTTGAGCGGTCTGCTTGTCGTACTGGCTCTTTAGTACAGATAGCTGTGATTGCGTTGTCCATAATTTGACAAGCAGACCAATAAATAAGGCAGCCAGAATGCCGGCCACCCATAATTTTGCTTTACTTAATAACGTAAACATATTAACTCATCAATTTGTCGTACTTAGCTTGGCGGTCAGCCAAGCCATTAAATCCGCCATTAACTCGTTTGGTCACATCAACTACACACTCGAGTGCTGCGAGATTGTTTTTTTGCCAAAACCAAACGCCGGCAAGTACGATTAGCTCTAAATCCGTGCCGACGTCATCAAGCTTAAACTCTCGTCCCAACCACTTGCGAAATAGCACATAATTATTTTTACCGGTAATCTGAACCAAGCCACGACCACGGAATTTATAACCGTCACCACTTTGCTCATTGCCGTTACCCATGCGGTTAGCGTAAGCACGGTTTGCAATTTTTTCCGGCTGTCTCGCATACGCTTTTACATTGCCGGTATTAAAATATTTCGGGAATGTGCGAAGCAGTGCAATATCTGAGTAATTCAGGTTTTCGGAAAATGCGCTAAAACCAGCCGTCTCATGACCGCATTGAGCTAGAAACATAGCTTGCTGCTCTTTTGTCTTGCAACCGGCTAAACCAATATATTTTGCAATCTCGTGATAAATTAGAGGCTTGGATTTAGGAAAGACAGAAAGAAATTTAGCCTCAGAAATGTGCATTTTGACATCTAGCGAATCTGACATTTGCTGTATCATATTAATTAAACTCATCGTAATCATCACTTCTATTTTTTTTGCCAAAACCAACATCGTTTACGTCAATTTTTTTGCGAATAAGCGAAAAAAGAAACTCACGAATTTTCTCAGCGCCGACAAATCCAAGCATGCCACCAACAAACGTAGATAAACTCTCACCAACACCGGCATACACTAGCAAAGACATAGATGATAACGTTAGCGCTCCACAAATTGCGCCATCAAGCAACCGCTGGCGAAAGGTAATTTTTTGTTGTAAAAAAAATCCACGCAGCATAGACATAAAAAAAGCCATCACAAATCCTGTAATGGCGTTATAGTTTTGTTGTAAATAGACCAATAAAGCAGTCCAAAACTCAGGGGTTTTCTCCGGCATTTTATTCATACTCCACCCCGCTTTATTTTTTCGAGGTAATAAAAAAGCCCCGACTGGAAAACCAATCAGGGCTATAAAATTTGTAGTTGCGTGATGCGCTTGCACCCAACGCAAGGATATTGGGTAATCTATCATTCATGTACGCACAAGTCAAGAGATAAGTTTTTTATTTTTTTATAAATTTTGCAAAAAACACTTGCAATCAAATCAAAATTTGTACCTATAATTAGGAACAAGAAGCAAGGCTAGGGAGCCAGCTAACAACCATCAGCCAAAGGGGGCTAATATGAAACTTTATCACGCGCCACATAAAATCAAGATATAAAATAGCCTCCAATCGGAGGCTTTGTTTATTTACTTAGCGCTTTTGCTCGAGATTTGTTGAAATAGTCGAGTCGATTATAAGTCACAACGACTGAATCAGATATATCTGACAATGTGTCGTCTCGTCTAACTGAAATTGTTGCTGACAAATCATCTTTTGCGTACTGATAAGATTTTATAACACAGTAACCTGTCTCAATGCACACTTTATGAGCTTGCGGCAAAATAGCCAGCTCTGATTTTTTTAACCCGTTACCGGTTAATTTTGAATCATAAAAATCAAAAATTCGATTTGATTCGTTTTTTGACACGTCTAAAAAATAACCCGACACAGACACGAGTTTAGCTCCATCGAATTGTGCGAGATAGTGACCGTCTTTAATATCAGGTGCTGGCGGAACAATCTCATATCTGCCAACTGCTAAATTTTTAAATCTAGTATCGCTTGATTTTAAAGTTGAAATCTCCGCCTCGCTCATATCCCAAGGCATACCAAACGCTTGCACCGGCAGCTTATCTCCGCAAGCACTAATAAAACAAACCGACAAAATTAATAACAATTTACGCATTAAGCACCTCACAATAAAATGGTTGTATTAATTATACATAAAATCAAATAAAAAAGCCCCGCGTGATGCAGGGCTTAAAAAAATTATGAATCTAACTTGTAGCAAACCGATAAATTCTTAGCAATCACAGCGCCGAGCACGAAACTTTTAGCAATTGTCAAAGACCGGTAAAGTGTGGTCTTTGATATATCTAAATCTTTGACTAGTTGTTTCTCGTCATAGCGCATCACGTAGTTCCCAAGTAACACATAATATGCTTGCTCATCATATTGCTTGAGATTTTTAATTATTCCGTCAATTTCGATCAAATCATCGTTGGTTGTTAGATCAATGCTGTGGATTTTTTTAGGCGAATCAGCCACCCAACTCGCACACTTACACGGAAATTCGGTACCGATCCGGGATTTGGCGTGTCTCCCCCATCTAAATAACGTTGCGTCAATATCAATTTTAATCATTCGCTATCCTTCTAATTCTTTTACTTTTGCTTTGTAATGCTTAATTAGGCTTTTAATTTCATCGACCGATAATTTCTGCGGCGGATGGTCCTTTCTTTCTAAGAATTCCACTCGCTCAATCCCTATCCGCTCGATCAAGCCGATTCGATAATTTACGATATTGCCGTGTAGGTGCTGATTACACGGGACACATTGAGCGTGACAATTGTCCTCATTGAATCTTAGCTCCGGATTGCCTCCCACTGTTTTATAGTGACCGGCATCATATTTGCCGGCGTGAAATCTGCCGCACGAAATACACGGCAAATCTTTATCACGCAAGCGAATGAATTTGTTGAATATCTTCTGCAAGTCGCTCATCCACTCTTTACGGCTTTTCAGCTTTTCTTTTAAAGATTTCATTCGTTTACGCGCCGCCAATCGGTCGGATTTTTCTTGCTTCTTGCGTTTTTCTTCGGCTTTTCGTTTGCCGATCGCCATAGCGCACTTGATAGAGCAAGCCTGTTGTGTGCTTCTGGACTTGATATAATACGCCCCGCACTCTTTACATTTGTGCTGCTTTGGCGGCTTATTTACTGTCATTAACTCCACCTCCAAGCAGTAAATAATTAGCGCCATCTATCCAGTGATCTTTTTCATTCGGATCTCCGACTAAAATTCGTGTAACTTTTGACATCGCCATAATCAACCCATAATGCTGCACATCTGAGATGTGTCCGTCATTTAAAGCTTGCGCAACCGGAGCTGTTAAGATCTCAAATACCTTTGCTCCATCCTCGAATCTTCCGTGCGTTTTGGCTCGTTCGTCTCTGATTTGATCTAACGTGTTATTTTTCATGTTTTAACTCCTCTTCGCTCCACCGCTTACCGCAACGGAATCCCACACATTCAAATGGCTTTTCTTTGTCGATTTTCGACATCTCCGAAAACTTCCGCCAGTCTTTCATATCTGCCCCACAATCTGGGCATTTAAAATTTATCTCGCTCATACCACCAACTTATTGCCATTGATAAACCGCTTGCGATAAAACAAGTGGTAATAAATACTGTTTTTGTTATCAAACTACCTAACCTTATCCTTAACGAATTTCATCTCGTAATATTTATTTTTAATATCAATCAATTCAGCATTATTAGCTTTACTAATGACTATTTCCGAATAAACACACGTTCCCCATACAAAACAACACGCACATAAAAGCGCAACAAATACAGCGGTTACTCCGCTCTCAAAAACAGCGATAAGAAAAATCGCAATGAAAAAAGATAAAAATAAAATAAGGTTCATGATTACCACTCCAACTAAAAAAACGCATACAAGCGGTCTAAAATTTGTTGATCATTGCAACCCTTAAAAATATGCTTCATCGCTGCATTGATTAGTGAGTTATAGCAACGCTCGAATTCCACTTGCTCCATGTTGCCGTAAGCAAGACTTTTCGGCTCAATTCGCACATCACCTTTGATTGTGTACGTTTTATCAAAATAGCCTGCAAGCACTGTGAGATTTTTTCTGAATGTATCAAACTGCGCTTGTTCGTCTTGAAATTGCCACTCTGTTTTATCCGCCGACCAGTGATCGAAGCAGAATTTAAAAAATGCAAAGACTTTACGGTGGAATTGCGGATTGCGTGATAGCTTGATTTCAATCTCGTACTGCTCGCCATTGCGAAGCTTCTTCATCGCCTCCGCTTGCTCATCGTCCAGCGGCACAAGCGCACCGCCGGCAGTCTTAATCATCTGGGCTTTCATCTCAGTGCCCCAACCATTGAATCTAAATCAAAGGTACTTGCTCCGTTTGAAAACTTTTCCGCTTGAACTAGTTCGCAAATTTCATCGCAAAACACATCAAATTCCGCCTCGGGCGTTCGCTCAAACATCGTTACCATTTTGCTAAATCGCAGTTCTGCGATAATTTTCTTTTTCACACTTTCCCAGGCAAAGGCTTCAAGCTCAATGGGATTAACCTTTTCTTCTGCCCTGACGGGTGGCTGTACCTGCTCCCAATGGTCGGGGTTAATCGTCCATTCATCCGAATTGATTAACTGCTTGGCTTTGCAGTCATACAATTCACGTTTAGCGTTGCTGTCGGTTTTGAGCTTATCCACCACCAAAAACAGCACATCAATAGGGGTATCTTCAAAAGCATTTTGAATACGATTAAGCTCTACAAGCTGATTGCCAATTAACGACCTGAATTGCTTTTCCGTGCCACGATACGCCACACCAGGAAACAGAATAAAAAAGCCCCAACGGTTAGCATTAGCAAGCCCTTTCAGCGTGAAAATATCATCGACTACGCCCGACTTTTTCCACGGAAAATCCGCTTGAATTCCCTGTTGTTCTTCTTCGCTCAAATCCTTAAATTTCAAGGAAAAAGGCGGGTTCATTACCACGCAATCACATTGACAAGCGGTTGGATAAGTGAAAAAACTTTCATTAAAAACGACCGCTGGCGGATAATTGCCCTTCAACGCCTCGCAACTTTCCGCCTGAATTTCCACCGCCACAAATGAAGACGGTTGAATAAATTGCTCAAGCTGTCCGCTACCTGCCGCACCATCAAATACACTGACGTTTTCGCCTGCGTATTGCTTAACCTTGCGAGCAACATATTTCCGTAGTTCCTCGCCTGTGATGTACTCGGCAAACTTGTTCGCTTTGACTCGGTTGTTGTGTTCTTTAAATGCCATGGCCACCAACCTTTTTAATAAAATCCAAACTAACCGAGCGTGTTACAAAATCCTGCATTGTTGGATCGAATACCGCCACCATTGAGCCTTTGTTATTGCCTTTCACTTCTTCGCCGGTTACTGGGTTCACGAAATGAATGCGTCCCGAATGGAATTTCCCCTTTTCATCTCGGTAGCCGATAATGTCGATTACCTCACTAGCGTTTTCTTGGATAACTTCGTACCATTCCACCGATTTGTCCGCCGGCAACAACATCACAACTAAATGACCGGCTCTTTTGAGTTCCGCCGCGCGCTTAACGAATGGTAATGGATCGCTATATGGCGGATTTACGAAGATTCGGAGCAACTCGCCTTGGTCAGCAACAAAATCAATCAAGCGGTCGAACAAGTCATCACTTAAAAAGTCATCTGCCACTTGACCGCTTAACGTTTCATCATCCAAACCTTCCGCTGCCGGCCCTATCCAAAATGTAGTCAAAGCATTAAGTCCATTTGAGCTTCCATCAATGTGAAACCAGTAAAATCTTTGCTCAAGCCAACGGAAAAGCCATTTAGGCGTTTGCCACGTGTTCTTGTCGAATTGTTCGGTCATTGTTTTATCCCCATCTTGGCTTTTAGCTCTGCAAACCGGTTAGAAATAACATCTTCCGACGGTACATAACATTCTGATTTTTTCGGTAACGTGATAGCCGGTGCCGGTATTGTTTCACCGGATTGAATCCGTTTTGCCATTGCAATTAACACTTTTTCAGCTTGATTGCGGAGCGTTTCGTCTTTCCAGCTGTGCTGACAATTTCGATCGTACAAATCGGTTAAGAGCCAGTATTCGGCATCTGACCGAAATTTAAACTCGTGAATTTCACTAAACCCGAAAGCAGAAAAATAATTCAATCGCTTGAGCAGTTGCTCCACGGTTGGTAAACCTAGTTCCTCAAAATCAATCCGCTTACACCAACCAATAAATTTTCCCACACTTGGTACAAAATCATCCTCTTTGGCTCGCAAGGCTTTCATCCCCTGCCGAACTTGGTCAATCGTGCGGATATGATTTTCTGCAAAACCTAAAATCCATTGCTGTTTAGCGGTGGCAACTTGCTTTTCCGACCAGTATTGAATACTTGGGCAGCTTGCTAACAACTGGTCGAAAATGCGATCAACCAAGTTTTCGATTTCGCTGGATAATTTGCCTTGCTGCTCGCCTAACGCTGCAAGCGGTCGATTTTGTTCTGTTTTTTGCAGGCTCATCAAAGCACCTCCGCCCACGCTTCAGGGGTGTTCCATTCAGCTCGCATATTGTCTTTTGGGCGATGTTTAGGTTGATCGTCTTGCCATTGCCAATCGGCTTTAAATCCTGTCCAGCCGCGTTCAATCGCAATTTCCACCGCCTTTTGAATCGGGATTTTGGCTTTGTCTGCCTCTCGCTGATAGCCATTCAGTGCAGTTTCGGTAATCGGGGCTTTTTTGGCTTTGCGGTGTACGATAAAATCCTCCGCCAATTTGCCTGTAATGCCGAATTGTTCAAGCAACATCAACACAGCAGATTTTTTCGTCTCGCGTGTGCGTGCATTAATACCCGTAAGGGTATTATTTGTAATATTGTTTTTAATATTGTTTTTTGTAGAGGTACATTTTTTGCTACTGGTACTAGGTACATTTTTTGCTACTGGTTGCGTGCAATTTTTGATACTAGGTACATTTTTTGCTACTGGTTCACATTCATCGCATTCAAAGTCAAAATTAAGTGTAAATTCAGTAATTTCTCCTAGTTGTCTAAAGGCAATGATTAAACCTAATTCCTCAAGCTCTGCTACTCCATTTTGAGCGGTTCTTTTGTCCTTGATCCCGCACTTTTCCATAAATTGATTAATTGATATGCGGTCTTTCTGTTTTTGCCAACCTGTTGTTTGGCGAGTGATTAGCAAATAGCACTTAATGCCGGGGCCTGACATTTTTCTTAAAAATTCATCAACGACTGCATTCGGGACCTGAAATGAATTTGGGATGAACCTACTCATAGACCCACCACCTTATCTTGCGTGAATTCACCATTCCAATTTGCTTTCATCGTGAGTTTTCCTTGCGTGTACCATTCGTAAATTTTGGCGGCGCCTTTTTGGAGTAAAACAGGCTTGTAAGTCATTAACTGTTCTTTGCCGTGATTCAGTACTGGAACGGGTTGCTCCGTCATATAGCGATCTCGTGCGGAAGAGCTCACTCGCCATTGATTTTTTGCATCTTTGTATAACCATCTAACTTGATGTAAATGCTCATTGATTTGATGCGAATTAACGCCGTTCAAACCTTTAGCAAATTGAGGAGCTGAGATTCCATTACGGAAATAGCTCTCCATTGATTCGATTTGCGCTAATTGTTGTTGATTTTCGAGTAAGAGGGCTTGTTTCTCTTCTTCCAAATCTGCCGCCAAGCGCAAGGCTTCTGCAAAACTTTGCGGCAATTTAACCGCTTGTTGGTTTTCTAGCTCTTGCCAGCGATCAACAATTGCCGCTGTAAATTCAGGGCAATTCTGAGCAACGACAATTAAACAATCCCTTTTAGCTAAATGATATTCGTAATAACTCTGACCGTTCTGCGGGTGGGTGTAAGCCGTTGGCTGATACCCCTTAATCACTTGCTTTTCGATCAATCTACCGATTGAACGACATAAATCGCTATGATTTTTTTGGATTAACACCGCAATCTCACGGCTACTCATCGTGATAGCGCTTGATTTTTGTTCTGAAATATTTAATAATTGATTCATCGAAAATACCTTTTCGTTGTTAAACTTTTAAGCCCACGTTACAGCGTGGGTTTTTTATTTCTCGTTTTCTGGCGGGAACACATCATCAATCGATACATTCGCACCAAACTTATTTAACGCTTCCACTAGTTTTCTGGACATTGCTAATGATGGCTTTCTTCGTCCTTGCTCATAGTGACCTAATGCCCCTTGAGTAATACCGATCTCATTTGCTAACTCCATTTGCGTTAAACCTATTTCTTTTCTAAATATGAGTATCTTGTTCATATTTCCTCTCTATCAACTTGTAAATACATTATGTATTTTTATTTGATAAAAGTAAATACTTTTTGTATTTTAATAAATTAATACAAAGCGTAATAATTAGAAAAATTTATTAGGAGACATTATGAAAAGGCAGTGGAATGAGTTTGTTCGTGAAAAAATGGTAGAGAAAAATCTTAAACAAGATGACATAGCGGAGGCATTAGATAGAACGCAGGGTTCTATTGGGCATTGGCTAACAGGCAGAAGAACTCCAAATTTTGATGATGTTGCAAAAATGCTTAATGTTGTTGGTGTAGATCAGGTAATTCTTAATTCTGATGGATTAATTACAACGCTAGACAATGATGAACTTGAAATAATAGGAAAACCAAAGGATGGGATTATCCCAGTAGTGGGTGAAGCAACAATGGGACGTGATGAAACGGTAAGATTGGAAGAATTAAGAACAGGCTACATCAATTTATACAGCGCAGATCCTGATGCATACGCTGTGCGCGGTAAAGGCTCATCAATGGAGCCTCGCATTAAAAGTGGTGAATATATTGTAATTGAACCTAATACACCACCAATGAATGGTGATGATGTACTGATTTGTACTATTGCAGGTCAGTATATGATTAAGACTCTTGATTGGCACCGTGATGGTGAATATCGCTTTTCAAGTATTAATAACGCTCATCAACCATTCAATCTACCGGAAAATGAAGTGGTTAATATTCACACCGTGGGGGCAATTGTTAAAGCCTATCGATTTGTAGCGTTTGAGGATATTGAGCAAGCTGTTGAATCACAAGGGTAAAAGTCCACCAGAGCCAGCAGCTGAATTTTATTGGGTAAAATATATGGATAAAATAATATTCATTCGGGGAAGGGCGAAAATGGGGATCACTCGCCCTTTTATTTGTCAAACAGACACAGGAAAATGGGTTATCGTAAAAACACTTGCTATGATGCCTTTACCTCAACTATTGGCGGAAGTATTCGGGTCTATTCTTGCTCACAAAATCGCACTACCTAGCCCCGAAGTTTGCTTTGTTGAAGTAACGCTAGAATCAAATAGCTATGTATCGGCTGAGTGGCGAAGTGATTTGCCAACAGGTACAGCATTCGCTTCAATATTTATGAAGCACGCTAAAGTAGCAAAGACAGCACAGGCAACAAATATCCACTACCTTGATGAAACAGCGCAGAAATTGCTTTACATGTTTGACCGCTGGATTTTAAATTCCGATAGAACAGCCTCCAGCGTAGGCACTGGCAATATTAATTTATTGTTTGATGAACAACAGCAAAAAATTCTTGTGATAGATCACAATTTGGCATTTGATGAATACGCACAATTTGATGAGCATATATTTGCACCTCAAAACAGGAGCTGGCGCTTAGATTGGGTAGATAAAGACGTTTTTAGTCAAAAAGCGATTGACATATTAAACGAATTTAACGATATTTATCAGCAAATTCCTGATTGTTGGTTTCCTATTGATGATGAAGAATATCAAAAAATGGATGCCGAAATTCATAGAATTAAAACAATTCTTTCCCGAATCACCGATCCCCACTATTGGAACAACATAGAATGAAACACCCTATTTTATATAGTTTTGTACGGTATCGTCCGTACTTTGAAACAGGCGAATTCGTCAATGTTGGTTTATTGATGTGTGAGCCTGAAAGCAAAAAATTAACTTATCGCTTAGTCAGCAAAAACAACAAGCGAGTAAATGATTTTTTCTATCGTAGCAAAATTTTTGAAAGCGTACGTGATACCATTGATAACGAATTACAATATATTGTTAATCAGCCTTTTGATGTATCGCCTCAAGAAATGGCTACCTTTTTTCATCACTACGTTGATGTCAAAGAAGGTATTATACAATATAGTGATGCTGCCGTTGGCGTTGTGGATGATCCGCAAACTTATTTCAATAATCTATATCATCAGTTTATTCAAAATGCTGGAGTTAAAACAGAAAGCCAAGAACAAAGCATCATCAAGCATTATAAAATGCTATTCAAGCAAGATGCTGATCAAATCTTACTAAGCTATAAACAGCACATAGTACGGGGGGAATTGGCTAAATTTACATTACCTCTTGCATTAAAAAACGATAACGACCCACAAATCTTAAAAGCAGTGAAACCACTGGCATTTGATCAAATTGAAAGTCCAAGTATGATTGAACATTGCGATAGTTGGGTGGCTAAAATCAACCGTGCCGAAGAAGAAGGATTATTAAAAACAGACAATATTCTTTTTACACTAGACACGCCCGATACAGCAGATAAAGTCAATATTTTAAACACTATCAAACGAACATTCGATAAATTTAAAATACCACATATCAGCTGGAATGAAGACCGCCAGTTATTAGAATTTGCTAAAAGCCTCTAAACTAAACCGCCTCATGGCGGTTTTCTTTTATCTTGACGAAATCAATTTCGCCAACAGCCGTACATTATTTGAAAATGGTCACCTACTACTCAATAATCTCTATCTCCTGATGGGCTAATGATATTAATTCTCCATACCCATCTTTAAGCGCTTGTAGCAACAGTAACAATACTGCTCTATCTTTCCCGATAAGATTGCTTAGTTCGATTAAAACATCGTCTTTCGATACATTCATAAGTCCTCCTTGCTTTGTCATTATGATAGAGAAATCCACATTTCGGTCAAAAACAGCAGCTAATCTCTTCGATCTAGATCGCAAAAATTCTCAAAATCCCACCTGAATTGACTAAAAAACAAGCAATCAAACTAATTTTCCAAAAATTTATTTCCTTTAAAATCAAGGTTTTAAATACATTTTGTATTTTTACCTTATTAAATAAATACATTTTGTATTGACTATAAAAATACTTATTGTATTATACACCCATCAAAACGAGATAGCCCACAAGGAGAAACAAAATGGACACTCAAAGCGTATTCAACAATAAAGATTTCATCTTATGCAGACATAAAGAGAAACGTGGCAACGGATTTATTCAAATTTTCGAAGCATACGAAAATGAAGAAACAAATGAATTTGTCGTTGAAAGAGCAATGTTTAGAAACGGTAAGCTGATTGAGTGGAGCCAAAGCGAAAAAATGAACGCTGAAAAAGCCGAACAACTTTGGAATATGTATCTCTGCTAAGAATCTTTACTAAGCCCTCGGTCGGAGGGCTTGAATAAGGGTTCTGCCCTAGCCGAAAGGCAACGCTCTTTAACAATCAGATTACAGATACATTGCTTGCCATAATGATTGGTGAGAGTTAGTCAAAGCGTGGAAGACCATATAGACCCACCGCTCAATAAGATAGGTAACCTAAATCGGGTGATGTATCAGGGAATTACTGGTCGCACATAATAAGGTGCAAGAATTTCCGACTCCGACCTTTGCGCTATCGGGTCACGAAATAACGATAGTGCACCTCAAAGCGTCTTTGCGAAGAATCAAACGAAGCTAGCCGTGAGACGAACAAAAGGACGTTTTGAGGTGTGGAAGTAAACACCGTGATTTGACATTTATATATCCTTTAATCATACCGCTATCTTCGGTGGCGGTATTCATCCGAAAGCGCACTTTAGGTACTCCGTTATGTTTAAAGTGCTTGTAAATTTTTCCTTTAGTGCGCTTTCTGATGAGTGAATATAGGGGTATGTATGAGTTATTACGATAATGTAATTTTAGGCGCTCCGCCTGATGAATCTGACAAGCCTTATTTTAGGCTTGAGGATAAGGTTCTAACGCTGCTTCGCACGAACGGATTTAGTGTGATAGCAGATGAATTAACCGGCACAACTGCATTTGAGAATGCGCTGGAAGCACACTTAAAAGCGAGTTGTGATAGTTAATGTTAGAAGTTTGTGTGTAAAAACCTCCTGCCTGTGGGAGTAAACACAGGCGCTATCTAAAACCGCTCTAAGTTCTCCCTCGGGTTCTTTCATGTTTGCACTCTGCCCGAGTAGAGCGGTTCTAAATGGCAAGCTAATGGCGATGCAGCTTTAAAAGCTCGCTAGTTTTCATTTCCTTAGGTAAACCTCCTTTGACCGCCTTAAACAAGCGGTCTTTTTTTTGCCTAAAATTCAAGAATCAGATTAATTTACAAACAGTTTAGAGGTGTTTTATGAGCAATCTAGGTTACGTACTTGGCGCACTTACACTTGCGCTAGTTGTTGGCGGACAAGTTACCGGCTGTCAATCTAATGATTTTGACGGCAAGCAAACACTTGAGCAAGTTCATTGCCAGCAAGCAGGCGGCGATATGATTAATCGCTCAAATGGCACGTTATTCCAAACTGAATATGTTTGCAAATATCCAAAATCACAACAAATCCCAATCGAATTTAGAGGTTGAACAATGAGTTACAAATTAATCGTAGAGCTGCACAAAGATAATGACAGTTACTTTGCCGAGCTATTTAGCGGACATGGCGAATTTATCGCAACAACAAAGAGTTTTGCAATGATTGAAGATGTGAAAGAAAGCGTCAAACGCAACCACCCGTCATTAAGCCGAAAACGCCAAATTAAGTTCAAGGATTTAACCGGCACGGACGAAAACTTACAAGCAGAAACCGAGCAAGTAAGCGGTCAAGAAAATGCCATACCGGCGAAACTCGAACCGGCAAAAGAAATGCTAGAAAACGCAATCAAGCAAGAGGAAATCAAAATGCAAGAATTACAAATCACCGGTTTTAAACAAACCGGCAAACAAGTCACGATTTACTTTGCTAACGGTAAATCACGTAAAACCACTTCAGACCGCTTGTTTAATATCAATAAGCCGAGTAAGGCGGAAGGTATTGTAAAACGTATGCGTAAGGTTGTGGAGGGCTAAGAAATGACAAATCAAAATCAACAACAAAATCAAGTAGCTAAAAAGCAAGATAAATTCCCTATCAAAACACTGTTTGAGTCGCAAAATGTAAAGCAAAAACTGCAAGAGTTGCTCAATAAGAACGCATCAACTTTTACGACAAGCGTCTTGCAAATTGTGAATAGCAACTCAATGCTACGTAACGCTGATCCAATGAGCGTATTCAATGCAGCATGTATGGCGGCAACACTTAATCTACCGCTTCAAAATGGTTTAGGTTTTGCTTATATCGTCCCTTACCAAAATAAGAAAGAGCGTAAGACCGAAGCTCAATTCCAGCTAGGTTACAAAGGATTAATTCAGTTGGCACAACGTAGCGGACAGTTTAAACGATTGGTTGCCGTACCGGTTTACGAGAAGCAGCTAATCAACGAAGACCCTATTAATGGCTATGAGTTTGATTGGAAACAGAAACCTGAAGCAAACGAAAAGCCAGTTGGTTATTACGCTTACTTTCAGCTTGTAAATACTTTTACTGCTGAGTTGTATATGACTGCTTTTGAGGTTGATCAGCACGCACAACGCTATTCACAGACTTATCGTACTTATCTTGATAAGAAAGCGAAAGGACAATGGGCGACGAGCGTGTGGGCGGACAACTTTGAAGCGATGGCACTCAAAACAGTAATGAAGTTGCTGTTATCAAAACAAGCTCCACTATCAGTGGAGATGCAACAAGCAGTTCTCGCTGATCAAGCCGTAGTTAAAGATGTAGATAATTCAGAGTTTTCTTATCCTGACAACGATATTCAAGACGCAGAGTTCGTAGATATGACCGCTACTCCAGAAAATTTTAAGCTTTATAAACAAAATATTCTGAATGGCGAAACAACTCTACAAGAATTGTGCGATAACGGCGTACAGTTCAGTAATTCGCAATATGACGAATTAGAGAAAATCGAAAATGAAAGAAACCAATAACTTATATCAACTCACGGTAAGATGTTCGGGATTAAGCAATTTTCTATCTGAGCCAAAAACAAAAGCGGAAAAAGAAGCTGGAGAAATCTCTCAATCTGCAAAATCTGCTGTGCGAGAAATTGCAAAATTTGACTTGTTCGGTTGGCAGTCATTTGAAGGTAATAAGTTCACAGCTAAAGGACTAGAGCTAGAAGATCAAGCAATTAAATTAAGCGGTATGACTCGTGGTCTGCCACTTAAAAAGAATACTGAGCGCAGAAATAAGCCTTGTGGCAATGCAATACTAACTGGAGAATGTGATATTTATGTGCCAAGCCGTAAGTTAATTATTGATACAAAATGTACGTACGATATCGGCTCTCATCCGTTCTTTCGTGATGAAGCCGAAGCGAAAGTGATTAAACAAGGCTATGACGCACAAATGCAAGGCTATATGTGGCTTTGGGATTGTGAAGAAGCTCAAATTGATTTTGTGTTATTCCCTACTCCTCTAGACCAAATTCCACAATGGCAAGAACCAACTAAATACGTCGATTTAGTCGAACAAATCCCGATTAAAAAACGTATTACCACCGTAAAGATTAGGCGAGATGAAAAAATTATTGCAAGAATCCAAGAACGTGTGAGTTTGGCGAGTACGTATTATGATGAACTGATTAAACAAATGGGGTGAGAAATGAAAAACAAACGCTATAAGAGACCGAATAAAAGTCAAATCAGAGAATATAAAGCTTATCTAGATGCGGTAAAGACAATGTATGAGGATATGCCTGATGGTGCTTATTTTGCAATTTTAATCGACTCAACCGAGAGTTGGCTTAATGAAAATAACCTCGGGCATTTAGATGCTCACGATTTTTACCATCAATATGGATAACAACCTCAATCCCGCCAAGTGCGGGATTTTTACTATAAGGAACAAAATAATGACCGAACGTAAAAAATATGAACTAACCGATGAATTTATTGAGCATTGGTCGGGCAAGAAATTATACAGAATCAAAGCGTTAATTGATTTTGGCTTAGTTGTAGCTGGCTCACTTGGAGGCTTTGTCGAATCTGAAAATAATCTAGATCATAACGGCAACGCTTGGGTGTACGGCAACGCTCGGGTGTACGGCAACGCTCGGGTGTACGGCAACGCTCGGGTGTACGGCGACGCTCGGGTGTACGGCAACGCTTGGGTGTACGGCAACGCTCGGGTGTACGGCAACGCTTGGGTGTACGGCAACGCTCGGGTGTACGGCGACGCTCGGGTGTACGGCAACGCTCGGGTGTACGGCGACGCTCGGGTGTACGGCAACGCTGAGGTGTGCGAGCAAAGATCTGTCATCTGGTTTTCAGTTGTAGGCACAGAAAACGGCACACTTACGATTTACAAATCGAAAGACGGCTCATTGCTTGCAACTAGAGGCTGTTTTAGTGGCACGGTTGATGAGTTTTTAGCAAAATCCGCACAAGTACACGATGAAAAAACTAAACGAGAATATGAGTTACTTATTGAAGTGGCAAAATCTCGTATTTTAGGATAAGGAATAGATATGTTTTGGTTTAAAAATCTAATGACATACCGCTTAACTCAAGCGGTCGATCTTTCAAATTTAGAAGAGCAATTAAAGCAAACTGCTTTTACGCCGTGTGGCAAATCTGATATGAGTAAATTCGGGTGGTCTGCTCCACTCTCTGCGAGTGATTCGCTTTGCTTCCGCCAAGGCTCAAATACCCTTATTGTTTCTCACAAGGAAGAGAAAATTCTGCCGGCACACGTTGTAATAAAGAAAACCGAAGAAAGAATTAAAGCACTAGAAGAAAAAGAACAGCGCAAACTCAAGAAAACTGAAAAGCAAGCGATTAAAGATGACGTTACTCAAGAATTATTAATTCACGCATTTAGCAAAGATACGTTCACAGCCGTTTGGATTGATGAGGCGAATCAGCTTATTTATGTAGATTCCAGCTCAAGCAAGCGAGCGGAAGATACGCTCGCTTTATTGCGTAAAACATTGGGTTCTTTGCCGGTTGTTCCGCTTTCGTTCGCCTTATTGCCAAGTGAAGTAATGACGAAATGGGTAGCTGATAGCACTCCGCCGGAATGGCTAAACTTACTTGAAGAAGCTGAATTAAAATCGTTTGATACAGCTAGCCAATTAAGGTGCAAGCACCAAGATTTAGAAACACACGAAATCGAACAACACCTACAAGCGGGCAAATTTGTTACAAAACTTGCAGTCGAATGGGAGAACCATTTGAGCTGTACGATTGATGAATCGGGTGCAATTTTGAAAATCAAGTTTACCGAAGATGTTCGCGATAAAAACGACGACATTCTGAAAGAAGATGTTGCTCAACGTTTCGATGCGGATTTTTTCTTAATGGCCGAAGAATTATCAACTTTTATGAAAAAGTTAATTGATGAGTTCGGTGGCATTAAAGAGCGAATTTAACCAATAGGCCGCCGTAACAAGCGGTCTTTTTTATGGAAAATACAATGGAAGCAAGAGTAAATATCCCCGCCTCAACTTTTAAACACTACATCTTATCGTGGTTTAAATGCAGTTTGGCAACTGATTTTCGTCCAGCGAGTCTAGCCATTAAATCAAGCTGGGCAATCCTTGACCCGCTCTCTCGGCAACAAATTATCGAGTTGTGCCGGAGGCACGAATCAAACACTAGAAAAGACGAAATGAGCCACTTTTTGAAATGGTGTTACGAAAATAGAGATGCTGTGGAGGTTGATTGCCATGACGATTAATCCTTTTAAGTTACGCAAACAACTCAAAAACTGGCAAATGCTTTACAGCAAACAAGCGGTCGAATTTATCGAAGAAAAACGCAAGCGAGCAAAAGCATTAGCCGAAAATTTTCAGCTACGAGCTGAGATTAAAGCATTAAAAGAGCAAGCATACAGAGCGGAGATGATTGCAAGGCAGCAGTCTGCTTTGTTAGATATGGCTGAGAAACAATTTAAGAAATTGAGAGGTTAATATGATTTCGGAACAAGATAAGCAGGCTATTTTGAATGGTGCATTCGGAGTAACTCGTGAAGGGAAAAAAGTTAAGTTTCTAGGTAAAGATGACAGTATAAAAGATACTTTCTGGTATTGTATTTATACTGCTGATAACTTAGTAGATGACTTTATGGCATATAAAACATTATCTAAACGCTATACTAACAACGAAACACGCTTCGATATTGTAGGTTTATGGCAAGAAAAGCCAGAACCATTTGCTTTAGAAAAAGCATTAGCAGGTGAACCAGTTTTATTAAGGGATGGTTCAAAAGCGTATATTTTTCATTGCATTAATGATGAATTTACAAAAAAACATAACATTGGCTACCAATTATTAGGCGTTATTGTCGATAGCTTGGAGGGCAAGCAACTTACCCGTTCTTGGGCGAAAAGCGGTATTTTTAATGAGATTAACCCTTATCCTGATTTTGACATCATAGGAATGTGGAAAGAACCTGAACCACAGTTGTCAAGTAATAGTTTACAACTGCCTAAACCATTAACAGAGCCTTTAAATAATGACGATAACTATTTTACATTAGCTTCTCGAAATGGCAAGTATGTAATAGATGATTGGCGATGGAAAGATAAAACATCAGATCATATATTTTTAAGAGAGGCACGCATTTATAAAACTAAAGATGACGTAATCAAAGTCATTGAAATAATTACAGGCAAACCATACGAAGACCGCTAGAAATAGCGGTTTTGTTTTTTTGGAGAAAGAACAAATGAGCGAACTCACAGAAACAGTAATGATCAGCAAAGCTGAATATGAACGCTTATTAAATGATAAGTGTTTTCTAGACTACATTGAAAATAACTGGTGTACTAAATATCCTGATTCTAAAGAATTGCGCATTGATTTACGTATTATTACTAATACTTCGAATCTCCGCTCTGCCGTCTATCAATGTATGGAAGGAAGTAATTATTTAGGCTTATTAGAACTAACTGATTTAGGTAACTTTCTTCGAAAGTTTCGTGTATTAGCCAACTCTACGTTAGGCGATATGGCAAAAGCTACTAACTTAGGCTCAGCAGAGCTATCCGCCATTGAATTTGGCAGAAGACCTGTAACGGATGAACAATTACACAACATTGCTTGTTATTTGGCTGGCGTGGATATTAGAGACCACCCATACAATCCGAATAAATTCAGCGAATTAATGGAGAAAATAAAGTGATAAAAGCCAATAATTTCGTGAACATCTTGAACGCCACCGCTAACATAGCAAATGCATTAGGTTACGGCGGTAAGTTGTTTGTTAAGTCTTACGAATTTCCCGAAGGCTAAGTAAAAAATAAGGAACAAGAAAATGAAACAGGACACCATTAATCAAATTGAAGGCTGGTTTAGAACCGCAGTACCGAATCCAACAGTTGATAATCAGCGGGTGCAGCTCGGTTGCCACTTCGAAGAAGTGACCGAAATGCTTGAGGCTTTGGGATTGTTCGAAGGATTGTTCTGTGCCGGCGATAAACTTTTTGAATTAGCCGCACATTTGAGAGAATTTGACAATAACAATAAGTTTATTGAGCATTTAAGTGCGAAAGAAAAAATTGAATTGCTAGACGCACTTTGTGACCAAATTGTGACCGCTATCGGTGTGGCGCATATGTTTGGCATGGATATTCAAGGTGCGTTGCAAGAAGTAGCCAACAGCAATGACAGCAAATTTGAAGATGGTAAACCGGTGTTTAACGAACACGGAAAAATTGCAAAAGGCAAGAATTATTTCAAGCCGGAACTCGCTAAATTTATTAAAAAGGATTTGGGAAATGACTAAAGAAAATAACGGTTGGATTAGTGTTAAAGACAAAAAACCTGAGCTTGACTGCGGAACAAAATCTGAAAACTTATTGTTATATGGCTATAAATCCGATTTCGAAGACTATGTAGAGATTTTTATAGGTTATATGATTAACGGTAATCGATTTTATTCGGATAATGGCGAGTGCGGCAAAGTAACTCACTGGCAAACACTTCCGAAGCCACCACAAGATTAACTAACATACCGCCCACGCTAAAACGTGGGCTTTTTTATGGGTAAATTTTATGGCTAAAGAGAAAAAGAAACGCAATAAAAAGCACGATCCGAACGGTTGGGCTAAAAAGAAATGTAAAGTTGCAATGGACGGATCTTATTTTATGTCATTTCAAGCGATGGGGCGAGACGATGAAATTTTCGTGTACAACAACCGATATTTGCCGATGAACTCTAAAGGCAGCGAGCAAGCATTCCACGAATTTTTCATTACGCCGCACGCTTGGACGATTACCGCCGGTGTGGTTTGTCGTGATCAGTTCGGTTACGAATATCAGAAATTCAGCTCACAAACCGCTAACAACCACTTTATTTATCACGATCCTGAAATTCAGCAATGGATTTTAGATTTTACTGCCGACCGAATCAGTGAGGTAAACAAAGAACATATTGTATCCTCGTTTTTTATTATGAACCCGAGCGGTTATCAATTCAACGAAAACGAACTTAGCCGAATGTATCGATGGACGAAAATCTACGACAAGTCAAAATATCTCACTCGCTATGAGTGCCAGCAAATCGGCAAGCAAATAGATGATTTTTTATTACGTCATCCGCTTTCAGAAAAACTCGAAAATCATATCGTTAAAAAACTAACTGATGCAGGTTTTGGCTCGTGGATGAAAATCTACACCGCCGAAATTGATTGCTTAAAGGCAATTAAGGGAATCGGCGAAAAACGAGAAAAGCAAATCATCGGCGCACTTGTTGAGTTACTTAAGTCGAATGATGAAATACTTGAACTTTCGAAAGAGTATTCGAAACAGAATGTCCGTGTACATCAAGCGAAACGTGATATTGAACGGCAATTCGCTGATTCAGAACTCGTGTATAAAATGTATTTAGAAATGAAAGCAAGCCGGAAATAATCCGGCTTTTTTATGGAGTAAAAATGGAGCAAACTCTATCTTTACAAGATGTTGCCGCACTACTAAATCTAAGTTATAGAACTGTTTATAACAATAGATTTCGTTGGGGAGCATTTAAAATGCAAGGATCGAGAGTATGGAGAATTTATCGTTCCGATCTTGAAAAACATAAACAACATGTCGATAATGATTTACAGGTTATCTCTGTAGGTCGCAAGAAGGATAATTTATGTCGATCTACAAACGAAAAGACAGCGCAATCTGGTGGGTTGATGTTGTTACGCCAAGCGGAAGCAGAATTAGACGCTCTTCTAAAACGGCAATAAAAAAACAGGCTCAAGAATTTCATGACAAATTAAAATCCCAATTATGGGATGTCGAAATTCTGAATAAATCACCTGACCGATACTTTGAGGAAGCATTATTGCTATTTCTGAAAGACGGTCAGGGCCAAAAACGATTTGATAGCAAACAAGCGCACGCACAATATTTTAGAGAACGTTTTCATGGTCGAACTCTGAAATCTTTAACGAGCGAAGAACTCATTAATGCGATTCCAACATTTTGCCATCGGCGAAATAAGCCACTTTCGCCGGCAACGCAAAATAGATACCGTTCAAGTCTGCTGAGAATTTTTTCACTTGCGCATAAAGCGGGATGGGTTGAAAAAATCCCTTTTATTATGCGAAAAAACGAACCCAAAGTTAGGGTTAGCTGGCTGGAAAAATCTCAAGCAGCAGAATTAATTAATTCTCTAAAGCTAGAATGGATGCGTAACGTCTGTACATTTGCACTACTTACTGGCGCACGCATGAGTGAGATTCTAACTTTAACTTGGGATAAGGTCAATTTTGCAAAAAATTTAGCAATTGTCAGTAATGATAAAGCTAAATCCGGCAAAGCAAGATCGCTACCATTGAACAACAAAGCCATTGATTTATTACAGCAAATCAAGACTAAGTCAAAATCTAAGTACGTATTCGTGAGATGTTCCACGGGACACGCTATCGGAGATATTGATAGACGTGACTTTAGGCAGGCGTGTGAAAAAATAGGTATGCCATCATTTCACTTTCACGATCTCCGTCATACTTGGGCAAGCTGGCACGTACAAGCCGGCACACCATTATTCACATTAAAAGAAATGGGAGGCTGGGAGACCCTTGAAATGGTAAGAAAGTATGCTCACTTGAACGCTAATCACATGTTGGACTACGCGAATCACGTCACGTTTACGTCACAGTAG